AGACGGATCTGGCGCCGCTCAACGACTGGCTGCGCGGCGTCGAGCAGGTCGTGATGCACACATATTTGTTCGACTTGGCTTTCCTGGCCGCGGTCGGCATCAGCCTCGATCCCGATCGGATCTCTGACGTGCGGACCGCGGCGATGGTCCTGGAATCGCAAGAAGACTGGACCGAGGACCGTCTGCAGGGCATTGCCAAGCGGCATCTGGCCGAGCACGTCTCCAAAATCGAGCAACGCCGCGGGTGGGACGTGGTCGACCTGCGGCACGCCAAGCTGGCGTACGCCGCGGAGGACGCCAGAGTGACGCACGCGGCATCGGTCGCGCTCGAAGCCAAGCTCGGCGCCGACCCGGACGTCGATGGGCTCTGGAATGTGCAGGCGCTGGAGCGTGACGTCCAGGCGGCGACGTGGTGGCTGGCTTCCGCCGGGGCGCCTGCCGATCGGCAGGTCATGGCCCAGGCCGTGGCCGAGCAGGAGACGCTGCTGGCCGAAAAACTCGAGATTTTGAACCAGGCCGCGGACTCGAACACGGTCAACTGGCTGAGCCCGAAGCAGGTGCTGCCGCTGTTGCAGGAGCACGGTCTGGACGTTGAGTCGACCGCTGAAGGCGCGTTGATGGACACGCTGGCGGGCACGGAGGCGCCGCTGCCGCTGGTCACGGCCTTGTTGGAGTACCGCTCGGCTAGGGCATGTCTGGGCCTGCTCAAGAAGGCGCAGAGCTCCATCCAGGCTGACGGACGGATCTATGCCTCGTTCAATCCGATCGGGGCCCAGACGGGTCGGACAAGCTGCTCCGATCCCAACCTGCAGAACTTGCCGCATCACACGCGAGCTCGGGAAGCGATCCGACCAGGGGCCGGACGGGTGTTCGTCCGCGCGGACTACTCGCAGCTACAACTCGTCATCGCGGCCTGGATCGCTGACGATCGGGAGATGCTCCGCATCCTGAACGAGCCGCACGGCGACATCCATCAGCGGACGGCCGACGCGGTGGGCTGTTCCAGGGCCCAGGCCAAGGCGGTCAACTTCGGCTTCCTGTTCGGGGCCGGGGCGGAGACGTTCCAGCGGGAGCAGCGGAAGAACGGCATCTACCTGACCGAGCAGGACGCGTGGCGCTACCGCGAGACGTTCATGCGGACGTACCGCGGCATCCGTAGTTGGCACCGCGGTCTGTCCGATTGGGGGACGGAGGAAACGATCATCGATCCATCGGGCTCGGGTCGGCGCCGTAGCGCGGTCTTCTCGAAGAACGTCAAGGCCAACACGCCGGTCCAGATGGTTGAGGCGCACGGCTTCAAGCTGGCGCTGCAGGCGCTCTACACCAGCCGGGATGCGGTACCTTCTGCCAGGCTGGTGATGATGGTCCACGACGAGTTGATTGCCGAATGCGATGAGCAGGACGCGGAGGCCGTCAAGGACTGGCTGACGGTCAACATGCAGTGGCCGATGCAGCAGCTTCTGCCCGGCGTCACAGTGAAGGTCGATGCCAAGATCGTGCCGAGCTATGCCGACGAAGATAAGTAGCCGTCCCGGGCGGGGGGAACAGCACTGGTCGGCGTCCCGGTTCATGCTGTTCGAGCAGTGCCCCAGGCTGTACCGTGATCGGTACATCGATGGCATCGCGACGACTCCGTCGCTGCCGATGCTGTTTGGATCAGCCGTACACACTGCTCTGGAGGCGTACCACCAGGGGCACCGGGGGGTGTGTCTTGACGGCGAAGCCGCCGAAGACCACTACGACCTGGCGCGGGCGGTCTACCAGGAAAAGTACGACGAGATGGCCGTGCGGCTCACCGAGCTCGGCCTGGTCGCGCCCGCGGCGTTGTATGCGGATGGGCTGTGGGCGATCGAGGCGGTCGCCGGGTTGAACCTGAACGCGGATGGGCGGTCGACCCCGGAACGCTGGTTCCGGTTGCCGACGGAGGCGACCGGGCTGGCGTCGCCAACGATCGGCGCGGTCGATCTGTGGAGCCAACCGTGGTCCCAACACGGCCCGGTCATCTGGGATTTCAAGACGACGGCCGGGTCGTGGGGACCTGACCGGGCGCAGCGCGAAACGTGGCAACCGATGCTCTATACGTGGGCTTATCGGCGGGCCTACGACGTCATCCCGGTTTTCAAGTACGTGGTCCTGAACAGACTGACGCGGACTATGCAGGTCTTCGAGCGAAGCTGGTCGAAGGTGACGTGGACGGCGGACCTACGGCTGGTCAAGACGAAAGCCGCGGCGATCGTGGACGCTGTCCAGGACGGGGACTTCGAGTGTGCGAAGCGCCATGGCAATTGCCTTGAGTGTGGTCGCCCGTTCGGGCATGATCACGTCTGTGCCGAAGGGTCACGTCCGACCAAAGTGAAGCTGGTGAAGACTGCCGTGGGGACCTTCGTTCAACCTGTCCTGGACCTAGCTTGACCTGCGTCCACCCATCGGCCTGATGCCGGGTACCAGCGACTGGCTAGTCTGTCGAGCTCACCGCAGTAACGGTGAGCCGTGTAAGGCGCCGGTCGTGCGCGGCGCCAGGGTCTGTTACGCCCACGGTGGGGCTGCGGGGCACGTCAGAGAAGCCGCTCGATTGAGATTGGAGCGCCTGGTCGAGCCGGCGATCGGGACGGTCCGCGAGATGATGCTGCGCGGCGACAGTCACACGGTCCGGCTGAAGGCGGCGACCGAGATCCTGGACCGCGCGGGCATCATCGCGGAGCAGAAGGTCGAGGTCGACAACCAGGTGACCGTCACCGTGTCGTACGAAGACGTGGCGCTGGCGCACTCGATCATCGACGTGCCGCCCAACGTGCTCGGCTCGGCCAACGGGCATCAAAAAGCCCCGCACGATGGCGGGGCCGAGAACGGGCGCGAGCCCGACTAGAAGAGGCTGGCTTGGACGAGCGGCCCGGTGGGGGTGGTCTTGACGCGCCGCGCGGCAAGCTCGGCGCGGGCTTCGAGCAGGGCCGCTTTGGCGGCGTCCTTCGCGGCATTCCACTCGGGCGAACCGGCATCGCCGCGGGCGACGAATATGCCGAAGTCGCGGTTGTCGTTCGCCAGCCAGCCGTGCGCGTTCATGGCCTTCCAGCGGGCGTTGATGGTGAAGCGGTAGCGGTCGGTGCGGCGCGACTTGCGGCACTGCACGCTGAGCTTGGCATCGCCAGGGATCTCGACGGGGACTGATGAGTTCATGTGCCCTACTGTAGGGGACCTGCTATGAGCCTGTCAAGCATTCCATGCCGAACCTGACGGTCACCCTGCCTAGACCGCACGCCGCGCAGGCGCTGATCAGGGCTGAAGCGAAGCGCCACAACGTCGTGGCCCTTGGCCGACGCTCGGGTAAGTCAACGATGGGTCATGAGATCGTCGTGCGAACCGCGCTCGAACACCAGCCGGCCGGCTGGTTCGGCCCGACCTACAAGCTGCTTGAGGAAAGCTGGCGCGAGTTGAAGCGCCTGCTCGGGCCGGTCATCGTCATGAAGAGCGAGCAGGAGCACCGCGCTGAGATCTACGGCGGTGGCACGGTCGAGTGCTGGTCGATGGATACCGGTGACCCCGCCCGCGGGCGGAAGTACCGGCGCATCGTGGTCGATGAGGCGGCAATGGTGCCCAACCTGTTGGACATCTGGAATCAAGCCCTCCGCCCGACGCTGGCCGACCTGGAAGGCGAGTCGTGGTGGCTGTCCACGCCGCGCGGGTTGAACGACTTCTACACCCTGTACCAGCGCGGCCAGGACCCGCTCGAAGTCGATTGGGCGTCGTGGCAGATGCCGACTAACGTCAACCCGCACATCAACCTGGCGGAGCTCCAGGCCGCGAAGCGGGAGATGCCTGAGCGCGATTACGCGCAAGAGTTCGAGGCGCGCTTCTTACAGGTCGAGGGGGCCGGCGTGTTCCGCGGTGTTGGGGCGGTCAGCCGTCTGCAGCCAACCCGCCCCGTTCCCGGTCATCAGTACGTCATCGGCGTCGATTGGGGTCGCTCGAATGACTTCACGGCGATCGCCGTCATCGATGCCACGCTGCGCGAGCAGGTCGCTTTAGACCGTTTCTCGGAAATCGACTACGAGTTGCAGACCGAGCGGCTGCACCGCTGGTGCGACGCCTGCAAACCCGTTCTAGTGGTCGCTGAGCGGAACAGCATGGGCGGGCCGCTCGTAGAACGGCTCCAGACGGGCTATGCCAGGCTGCTGGAAGGGCCGCGGCAGGCGCTGCCCGTCTGGGCCTGGGACGCCACAAACGCGTCCAAAGCGGCGCTGGTGCAGAGTTTGGGCCTCGCTATCGAGCGGGGGGACATTACCCTGCTGGACGATGCGGTCCAGCGGGCGGAGCTTCTCGCCTACGAGGCGAAAGTCCTGCCATCGGGCCTGCTGCGCTACGGCGCCCCAGGCGGCCAGCATGACGACACTGTCATCGCGCTCGGGCTGGCGTGGCTCGGCGCACAACGCGAGGCGACGCCGGCAGGCGTTAGCAGATATGGCTTCAACGATCGATCGCCGCGCGTCTCCAGCTACGCTCTGCGGCATTAGGGTCGACACGGTGCTGATCTGGCTGATGGTGCTGGTCATGATCGCCTTCGCCATCTGGGTCTGGCGCCCGGGATGAGCGACGGTTTCGAGTTGCGGCTCGACCAGCCCATCCCCGATGGTCGCGCCGCTAGTGAGATGAGATGCGAACAGCGCGGGTGTACCGCCGACGCCACGACCTGGTGCCCGCTGTGCGAGAAGTTGCTGTGCGCGCCGCACGACGAGTTGTTTCCGAATCGGAGCCATGACTGTGTCCGAGCTCCTGCCGACCCCGTTGAAGCTGGCGCTGGTCTGGACGCTGCTTAGCGGCGTGGTGGCTTACCTGGTCGGCCGCTGGTTCAAACACCAGCGCGACCAGGACGACGGCGAAGAGTAAAGTAGCCGCAACGTGACCGAGCTAGAGACGTTACTTCGGCTGGTCGAGACGTTGGCGGCGCTGCGGACTGAGGGACGTTTGACCGTGCGGCGCTACGCCGCGGGCTGGCGGGTCGGGCTCGGCCACGGTGAGGTGCTGAGCCAGCCGATCCATCCAACGCTGGTCGACGCGCTGAGCGCGCTGCTGATCGATCAGTTGAGCGTGGAGCCGTAGATGGCGATCGACCGCGGCCAGGGCGAGCTAGGCGCTCCTGACAGTCGCTACATCCTGGACCTGCTGACCGAGCTCGGCGACCAGTACCGCCAGCAGGACGAGGACATCGATGAGATGCGCTCGGTCCGCGAGATGAAGGTGCCGGCGATGGCGGAGGCGGATAGCCGCTACATCATGGTCCACGTCGACCCGCGCGACCCGGACATCACCGAAGAGGCGTTCCAGCAGACCGCCATCCTGACCTTGGAAAGACCGAAGCTGAGCATTGTCGGCGGCGAGGGCGACACGGCGCAGACCGTGGCCTCGAAATTAGAGCACTGGACCGAAGAGACGTTCTGGCAGTGCGGCACGCGCGAGCCCGGCCAGGACACGATGGTCCAGGTCACCGACGCCTGTCTGAACGACGGCGGCGGCTGGTCGAAGCTGCTGTGGGCGGCAGACCTGTGGGACGCCCGCTACAAGATCCCCTCACCCAAATCGGGTGAGGGACCGGACGCCTGGGCGCAGTACGACAAGCTGACCGAAGAGGCCAAGAAGCGGCTCGGCCCGCCGTTCATCTGGGCCTACGTCGATCCGCGGACGATCTACCCGCAGCGGTCGGGCGGCAAACTCGAGGAAGTTCTCGAAGTCACCGACGTGGCGCTGCGCGGCGCGTTCCGCAAGTGGCGGCTTGGCCGCGACCATGAGGGCGACATCGTGCCGGAAGAGCTCGGCGCGATCACCATCGGCAGCGATAGCGGCAGCGGTGGTGAGCGGAGCCCGCTGACGACCATCCAGTTCGTTGAGCATTGGGACGCGACCTGGGTCAGCTACATGGTCTGCGGGCGGAACTACCGCAACCAGCGGACGGGGCAGATTGTCAAGCAGTTCCGCCACAAGTATCCGTGCGGCGTGCCCTACGACTACGCACCCGGCCTGACCATGAACTGGATGCGCGATCGCAAGATCGGGTGGGGCATCGGCAGGACCAAGCTGTGGCTGGTCAAGTACCGCCAGTACCTCCGCGCCATGCACGCGCAGTACGTCGCGCGCGACCTGATGAGCCCGCTGGTCACCTACGGCGAGTCGCCCGCGGCCGCGGTTGGCACCGGTGATGGACTGCCGCGCGAGCAGACCGACCTGGCGCTCCACCCGGGCGAGATTCTGAACCTGCCGCCTGGTCGGCAACTCTCCAGGATCGAGTACGCCGATGCGGCGACGCTCGAAAAGCACATGGGCCTGATCGACGGTGCCATTCGGGACCTTGAGTCACCGCGGGTGACCACCTTGTCGGGCATGGAAGGCGCCGGCTTCGCGATCAGCCAGGTGCTGAGCTTCACCCGCACGCGCGTCGGACCGATTCGGCATGGTCTGGAGGCGATGCTGCGCGGCCAGACCGAGAAACTGTGGAGCATGGTCCGCGAGCACCCCAACATCAGCGAGAAGGTGTGGGTCTTCTACGGCGGGACGGAAGTGGGCTCGGCCAAGGCGGCAACCGAGTTCATCGGCTTCGCGCCGAAGGATCTCGAACGCCCGATGCACGTCAAGTGGGAAGTCCAGGCGCAGCTACCGACGGACGAGATGATCCAGGCGCGGTACGCGCATGAGCGGCTCGCCGCCGGGACGTATGGCAAAGATGAGGCCGTCACGTACCTGGGCGACAACCCCGACGAGATTCGGCGCAGCATCGCCCGCGATCGGATCAGGGCTTCGCCGGCCTACACCAAGTGGCTCGACGCGGAGGTCTTCCTGGCCGCGGGCCGCGGCGACCTGCTGCAAAAGGCACAGGAGGCAGAGCAGGTCGCGCAGCAGGGCATGGTCGATCAGGGCCTGCCACCCGGTGGCGCCCCCGGCGCCCAACCGCAGCCCGGCGTCTTTGAGGGTGGCGGACCAGGGGTCGGCGGCGTGCCTGACCTGGGCGCGCTCGCCGCCGCGCCGAACGGGGCCGGGGTCAATCCGCCCGCCTACGGCCAGGTGATGAACGGTGCTGCCGCGCCCCCCGCCTGAGGACGACCCGCGAGAGACGCGGCCACCCCAGAATAAGCAGAACGAGCTTGTACGGCTGCAGATGGAAATCACGCGCGAGGTGGGGCGCGACGCGCCGCACATTGCGAACATGGTCTTCGGGGACGCCAAAGACCATCCTGACGTGGTCGGTCTGCCGAACGAGCGCCTCGATGCGGTGTATCGAGATGCGTTCGTGCGCCAGGACCGGCCCTGGCTGCAGGCTGAAGCTCACCGCGACCCCGAGCAGTTCTTGAAGGTGGCCGAGCGGATCGGCGTGCGGATGCCTGATCCGAGCAACCCCACGCCGCTGCACCCGGCGATGGCGCCATTGGCACCGCCGGCCGCGCCTGCGGCAGCGCCGATGGGGATGCCTGCACCAGCGCCGATGGGCTTGCCGCCCGTGGCGGAGCCGCAGCTACCGACCATCCTGGGGCCGAGCGGTCAGCCGCTGCCGCCGTCGGGGCTGGTCTAGGAGGCACCTGCGGTGCCCGGCACGCTGCTCCTGGACGATTGGCGAGACTCGGTCCAGCAGCGGCTCAACGACCACATCACCGAGCTCCAGCGGTCGACCAGGCAGGCGCTGCAGGATGTCGCGCAGCCGGTTCAGCAAGCGGTCCAGGCCGTGCCCGATCCCGCGGCGCTTCAGGCGCGCCTCCAGGCGCACGTCGACCAGCTAACGCAGCCGGTGCAGCCGGCCTTCCAGCAGTTGGGGGAGGCGGCGCAGCAGGGTGCGGCACAGGTCTTCCAGCCCTTGCAGC